AAATAGAAGTTCATTTACTGCTGTAAGGGTGATACTTGTTTTTCCTAAACCCATATCTAAAAACAATGCTGATATTTTGTTTTTCTCAATATGCTCTATTGCGTATTGCTGATATTTATGTGGAACGAATTTCATCAAGTATCTCTCCAATCTGTTCTTCATCATCAAGTACATACACTCTAAACCCTAATTTTTGTAGAACTCTGTGTCTTACCCTTTGAAGTGGTCTAGGTTTTTTATTTTTTGCCTTTACTTCTACAAATGCAAATTTACCCTTTGGCAAAAGAACAATTCTGTCCGGCATACCGTCATATCCGGGGGATACAAACTTTGGACAAATACCACCATATTCTTTTACCTTCATCATTAACTTTCTTTCAATATATTTTTCTCTCATAGTATTATTCTCCTTATGGTGCAGGTATAAGAAGGTCATTTCCTAAAGTTCTCTATATGGTAATTTTTACCAATATTTTTGCCCTAAAGGGGACTTTTAGTAACGAGGTGCATATACCTGCACCTTTGTAATTATTCTAGAAAATCAGACTTTAATTTGATGCCCATAAGCACCATACCGGCTTTAGTTTTCTTTCTTTTAATTCCTGCCATTTCAAGACTTGAATAAAAGTCCCTAGTAGAACGAGTATATTCACCATTTCTCTGACAATACAAACGGTATTCTTGATAGAATTCTCCTGACTTCTGCATATATGATGAGTCAACTTCACAACAATCATCCATAAACATAGATAGCCAATCATTACTATCTCTGTAATGCTCCATAGCAGTCATTACTACCTTAGGGACAGTTATTCTAAAATGGTTATCTATTACCTTCTTAGCACCCTCAATTATCCAAGTAAGAATTGCCCCACCTGCATTTTCAACAAGGTAATCTGCGTAGTTTCTTATATCGGCTTTTCCTTTAATCTTTGCATTAAAAGGTATAACAATAAGTCTTCTCCAAGTACCATCATCATTAGCACCCACCTTTGGTAGGTGGTTTGTATATAGCACCAGTGTATGAGTAGGTACATAGCTAAATGGGTCCTTATACTTTTTCTCTGCCGTAACCTCATCAGTAGAACACAACTGCTTTACAATAGAGGTATTTAACCTCATACCTTCTTCAAGTTCAGCTGCAATAACTAATCTTTTACCTTTAAGCTCAGCCATTTCCGGCTTAACATTTCGCTTACAGCCTACTGTTAATGAGTCAGCAGACATAGTACCTGAATAGCTACCAAGAACCCTCGCTATTGAATTCCAAAAGGTTGACTTACCGTTACTGCCCTCACCATACGCTATGATTAAGGCCTCTTGATATACTTTACCTAAAGCAACTAGACCAACTGTCTGTTGTACATAATCTATTAAGTCAGCATCATTACAGAAAAAATCATTTACTGCATTTAACCACAAAGACATATTTTCTTCTGATGGCGAAACAGAAGTTATCTTTGTAATGTAATCCTCCGGGTTATGCTCTCTACCACTACTCAAGCCTTCTCTTAAATCATAGGTAGCCTTAGGTGTATTTAATAAAAACTCCTTAGAGTCAAACTCATTGATTTGATGGAGAAGTATAGGCTTAACTGCTTGTAGGGCTGACAGAACATATTTCATATCTCTACGCTTCATTACAAAATTCTTGTATGTAAGGGCAGAACGGTATTGTTCAAAGGCCTTTCTACTGCTATCATCAATAGTTTTTTCTAGAGCTTTACCACCTAGCTTAATAAGCTCTTTACTTACACCTGAGTTTAAGAGTGTATCCTCTGCAACCCTTAGTGCAGTTTCTGACTCCTCTAACTGACAGTCAAGAAACTCCTCACAATTACCAACAGCCATTTGTCTTGACTCTACCCAGCGAGTACCGTTAAAGCACATAAAATCTGTTGAGTCGGTATAAGCCATTTCACCTTCATATTCCTTAGCAATAACCTTAGCCTGTCCAATATCAGAATAGTCCTCTGGCTTAAGTTCATTATTTGAATTATACTGTTCTGGTGGAATATAGCCCTTTTGCTTTGCTACCATATCACCAAATTTTGATGCACTTTTCCATATTAGATTTAATTCACTTTCTGATAAAGGAGGATTGCATAGTTCTGATTTTTCAAGATAAATTTCATAGGCCTTATCGGTATTTCCATATCGTTTAATAATCTTACCGGCTATATGGCTCATGGTACTATTACGCTTACCTTCCGGTACTTGTTCAGGTCTTGCATCAAGCTCTGCAAATTCACTTTCCTCAATGTAATCTACAATAGACTTATCACCCTTATAGAACTCCACATCTGCATTTTCACTACCAAAAAGAAACCTTGCAGAGTCTAAAGCATTCGTATCAAAATATGGGAATGTACTTGCAATTCTCTTTTTCAATTCTGAATATTCCTTTTCATCAGATATAGCTTCAATAGGGAAAAAGATATGAAACCTTGGTCTTGCCGACTTATTATCCTTTGGCAAATTATGATGTCTGCTATATGACACAGCAAAGGCTACTCCGGGTATTTCCATAGCAATATCAAATGGAGTTACCCAATCCTTAGGATTATCAGAATGGTCATTATCACAATCAAGTGGAACACAATCTGAACATTGGAAATTCTTACTACTGCGATAATTTCCTTTGTACCTTGCAGTTACATGGTCTTTCTTTACTGCCCCTTTAAAGGACTCCTTATCCTTTACAACTACCTTATTGGGATACAAGCAATTCCCACTCATTCCAACACAATTTGCTGTATATAATGTGAAATCAAGCATTCTTTTTTACCTCCTTAAGCTCCTCATCAAAATATCTGATTTTGTAATTCTTCCACTTTGCTCTCTTAATTTCTGTTTTCATTCCCTCAGAAATATAACTACCAAAAACCCATACCTCAGAACATTTACTCATAATTGCATTACCAAAAAACAAACCAAGTTCTCTTTCCTTTGGATTTTTATCATTCAAAAACTGAGTAAACAACAGATGTGGAGCAATAGGAATGTAACCACTATCAACAGCAAATTTACAATATTCTTGTGTTGACTTTACATTAGCATCCACATCACCAGAATACGGTGAACACACATACACAATAGGTCTAAATGCTCTAAGTGAGCGTTTTTCTTTTTCTATTGATGTTAGTGCCTCATATGTAGTTGGGTCATAGTACCTCTCATCATTAAATTTATTTATACTCATTAAAACCTCATTCTTTCTTATAAAACATACATTCATACCCATCAGCATTAAGGATTAGGCCCTTTGCCCAGGGTGGTGTAGCTGACATCTTTTTGCAAATATCATCAAGTGAAACACCTTTATCTGCTTCAATTACTACTTCATCATGAATGTGCATTACTATTCTGTATTCCTTTAAGTTGTCCATAGCATAGCAGAGAATATCCCTTGCTATTCCTTGAACTATGTTCTCGACAAATTTAGGGCCATAGCTTTCAAGCCTAGTCCATTTTTTACCTGTACCGACACCCTCATATGTAACTGATGTACTGCCATATTGATTTACCTCTATCTTTGGCTTTACATATGATAGGCTTCTGCCACTAGGTAGTGTGATGAATAATATCCCACTTTGGTATTTAATTTTCAGTCCATATATCTCTGTGGGTATTCTTTTTTCTATTGCCATTTTTACTACCTTATCTATATTCCACCATAACCTTACAATATGTGGGTTAGAGCTTCTCCAAGCATTTACTAGGTCTTGCAGTTCTTCCTCCTTAACACCCATTTCTAAAGCTCCCATAGCTTTCAACGCTCCAACAGAACCACCATACCCAAGTGCAAGTTCTGCTATTTTGCCTTTTTGACGAAGGTGACCGTTTATGCCATTCTTCTCAACCGGCACTTTAAACATTTGACTTGCTGATGCACAGTAAATATCTCCACCCTTAGCAAAGACTCTTTCTCTCCATTTTTCCTTTGAAAGCCAAGCAATAACCCTTGCTTCAATAGCAGAAAAGTCTGCCACAATAAATTTATAATTCTCCTTTGGAATAAATGCAGTACGGATAAGCTGAGAAAGTGTATCCGGTACATCATCAAAAAGCATTTGTACAGCAGTATAGTCACCTTTCTTTACAAGCTCTCTTGCATCCTCCAAATCATCAAGGTGGTTCTGTGGTAGGTTTTGCATTTGAATAATTCTACCTGCCCAACGACCGGTTCTGTTTGCACCGTAAAACTGAAACATTCCTCTTGCTCTGTTATCACTACACACAGCATTTTCCATTGACTGATATTTCTTTACTGACGATTTAGCTAGTTTCTGCCTTAATGCAAGAACTTTATTAATATTTTCCGGTACAGTTTTCATAAGGTCTGCAACTGCTTTTTTTCCAAGTGTTTCTGTTTCCACACCATTATTTGAAAGCCAATTTTTCATTTGTAACACTGAGTTAGGGTTTTCAAGTTTGGTTATTTTCTTCAGTTCACTTACTAATTCATTATGAGAAATACTGTCCATATTAATCGCATTTCTTACAAGACACATATCAAGTGCAACACCTGTATCATTTATTATTTGGTCTTGATGATACTGTTCCCACACACTATCTAATACGGGGAATTTTGACAATCTATCCTTAATTGCCATTTCAGTTTCAACATCACGAATGTTATATTTCTTAAACAATTCCCACCTTGCCTTATTATCACTAGGTAGGTTTCTAGTGGTATAACCATTTGCTTTTGTTGGTGTACAGCTTTGACAGAAGTATCTTATTAAACTTTTGCCAACAGTTAATTTTTGCTTTTCCAAGCCTAAAACTTCACCTACACCTTCCAGTGACAATGGCAATCCTAAAACAGCAGACCACACCATTGAGCATTTCCACTGCTTTGGATTTAGGTATTTTCCATTTGGATAACCTAGAAACTTTGAAAGACATATCCGTTCAAAACTTGCATTAAATGCCCACTTTGTGACAGTGCTATCTGTTAGTGCATTAATAATTTCCTGAGGCACTTTCTCACCACTGGCAACATCAACCACCTTAACATCTGAATTATCCACACTATATGCAAACAGTAGAACCTGAAAATTAGGTGATTCACAATATCTGTACACACCGGTTTTAGGTAGGCTTTGGTCACTATATGTTTCAATATCTATTGATAAATTTTTCATAAATCTCTCCATATAGGGAAAGGTGGCAAATTACTCTGCCACCTATATCCCTTATTTTTTATACCTTTAGCT